TAGCGCAGCCACCAACACCGGCAACTGGAGTGCAGCCACCAACACCGGCGACTGGAGCGCAGCCACCAACACCGGCAACTGGAGCGCAGCCACCAACACCGGCAACTGGAGCGCAGCCACCAACACCGGCGACTGTAGCGCAGCCACCAACACCGGCGACTGGAGCGCAGCCACCAACACCGGCAACTGGAGTGCAGCCACCAACACCGGTAACCGTAGCGCAGCCACCGTTGATGGAAAGGAGTCTATTGCAATCGTCACCGGAGTTGATAGTAAGGCATCCGGTGCCATTGGATGCTGGCTCGTCCTAACCGATAGGGGTGGCTGGAACGGTGATACTTTCCCAATTAAAGAGGTGCGAGCTGTAAAGGTAGATGGTGAGATTATAAAACCCGGGGTATTTTACAAACTGGAAAATGGGGAGGTCGTGGAAGCATGAACCCATACGATATCCCGGATAAGCCCATCCCGAGCTGGGTGGATAACTACGATGATAAGCCACACATCTGCCCGGAGTGCGGCTGCGAAATCAACGAGACAATTTACATTAAGGACGGCATGGTCATTGGCTGCGAAAACTGTGTTAAGCGGTTTGACGCCAGCGATGCGGATGCTGACAGGTACTTTGAATAAGGAGGATAACATGGTTAAATTCAGACCGCTGCGAGCGGACGAGGTTGACCTGCGGGTTGACCGCTATACTTCGAGAGGGGCTGTTCTCCTATGCTACAAAGACGCGCGATGTGACATGCGCATTCTGGACGAGACGGTGGGCGCCGAAAACTGGCAGCGGGAGCATTACGAATGCAAGGGCAACCTTTTCTGTCGGGTGGGAATCCGAATTGATCCGCAGCATGACGAATGGGCATGGAAAGCTGACTGCGGAACCGAAAGCTACACCGAAAAGGAAAAGGGCGAAAGCTCCGACAGCTTTAAGCGCGCCTGCTTTAATTGGGGGATCGGTCGCGAACTCTACACCAAAATCAACATTGTTGTCCCGATGAGGACGCAAAAGAACGCCAACGGAAAATATGAGCCTGAAGATAGCAATGACAAGTGGGCACGGTTCACGGTAGCGGAGATGGAAGTACACGGCGAACAGATTACATATCTGACGGTCGCAGACAAAAACGGCAACATCGTATTTAGTTTTGGTCAACCGGGCGATGCCGGAGAGGACATCACGGAAACCTGCGCTGACTGCGGGAAACCGATCGTCCCAATCACCAAACGAGACGGGTCTACATGGTATGTCCGGGAGATTGTCCCATACACCGAGAAAATGTTCGGACGGCATTTGTGCGGTCCGTGTATGAAAGCCGCAAAGGAGGCCGAAAAGAGGAATGAAAACAAGGCTCCGGTTTGATTCTGCCGACTGGACAAGAGACCGGAACGGCTACGGCATCACCCTGTATACCAAAGATGCCGCAGCCGCCCAGGCTTTCCTTGATGAGATGAAGCCCGGCAAGATGTACGCCGCCGAACTAAAGGAGCACCACGAGCGCAGGAGCCTTTCGGCCAACTCGTACCTGTGGGCACTCCTTGATGATCTGGCCTTTACCCTCTCCACCCAGGCGGCCCCGCTGACTAAGGAGGAGCTGTACCGGAAGTACATTAAGGAGGTCGGCATCTGGAAGGATGTGCACAATATCGAGCCGGAAGCCGCCAAGACCGTCCGGACAGCGTGGGAAATGCTCGGTACTGGCTGGGTAACGGAACAGGTAGACTACGAGCCAGACGGTGACCATCTGGTGATCCGGCTGTACTACGGCAGCAGCACCTACAACACCAAACAGATGTCCCGGCTGCTGGATGCCGTCATCGCAGACTGCAAAGAGCAAGGGATAGATGTTGCCACTCCGGCCGAGCTGGCCTTGCTAAAGGAGGAATGGGGAAAATGAAAAACGAATGGGGCGCAGAGCTTGACCGAAACGGTTACGCTCCGAGCATCGTACAGGCCGACACATCTAAGTGCTTTTTGTGCCAGCGCTCCGGCGTAAAGCTCGACCGGCACGAAATATTCGGCAACGCCATGCGGAGCAAAAGCAAGCGCATGGGCCTTTGGGTTTCCCTTTGCCACACGCCATGCCACCTGACACACGCACACGGCTGTGCCGAGGTGATGGACTGGCTGCACCGGATGGGCGAACAAGCCTGTATCGACAACTACGATTTCACAATCCCGATGTTCCGGGAGGAATTCTACACCAACTATTTGGAGGAAACAGAATGCTGAACAAAGCGATACTTAATGGGCGGCTGACGAAAGCGCCCGAACTGAAGCAGACCAACAGCGGCAAGAGCGTATGCGGCTTTACCATCGCCGTAGACCGCAACCGTGACCGTGAGAAGACCGACTTCGTACCCATCGTAGCATGGGGAAAGACCGCCGAATTCGTGAACCAGTGGTTCGGCAAGGGCGACCTCATTACCATTGTGGGGCGCATCGAAGTTCGCAACTACGAGGACAAGAACGGCAATAAGCGCACCGCCACCGAGGTTATCGCAGAGGAAGCCCTTTTCGGTGGCAGCAAATCTACCGGAAAGGCAGAGGAAAAGCCCGCAGAGAGCGAGCAGGGCGGATTTGAAGAAGTCGAGGGCGACCCTAACGACCTCCCATTCTGACGGGAGGTGAGGAGGAATGCCGAATAGATTGATAAAGGATAGCTTCCGCACAAGCGACAAGATAGCATCCTTAACGGATTTCGAGTTTCGGCTTTGGGTAAGTCTTATTGTTTCGGTAGACGATGCAGGGCGAGGAGATGCCCGCCCTGCAATCATCAAAGGCAACGCATTCCCGCTTCGGGAAAGGGTTACTGCAAAAGATATCAACGATGCGCTCCACGGTTTGGCGGCCAAAGGCTGCGTTTCCCTCTACGAGGTGGACGGGAAGCCCTACTTTTGGTTCCCGACTTGGGCCGATCATCAACGGATACGAGAATGCAAACCAAAATATCCGGACCCGCCTAAAAACAGCGGCTTTACACCGTCTGCTGAAATCTGCGGCGAGTTGCCGCAAGTTGCGGCGGATTGCGGCGAGCTGCGGCCTGAATCCAATCCGAATCCGAATCCTAATCCGAATCCGAATCCAAGTACCCCCCATGCCCCCCAAGGGGGCCGGTTTGCCGAATTTTGGGCGCAATATCCCAAGAAAGTCGGCAAAGGCGCAGCGGAAAAGGCTTTTGAGCGCATCAAGCCGGATAAGCAGACCTTTGACCGCATGATGGATGCCATATCTGCACAGAAGCGGAGCCGCCAATGGACGGAGAACAACGGCCAGTACATCCCAAACCCTGCGACATGGCTGAACCAGCGCAGGTGGGAGGACGAGCTGGCAGGGATGGCAGAGGTAAAGCAGCTTCCCAGCTATGACCTGGCGCTGGCCGAACGGATGATGGAGGAGAACGCATGAGTGACAAAGTAGATATCGCCGTAAGGCGATTACAGGAAGCGGCAGAAATGTCGCAGATGTTATACGAAAAACCGCTTGTTGTTACATACAGCGGAGGTAAGGATAGCGACACGGTGTTGAAGTTGGCGCAGATTGCGAAAATCCCATTTGAGGTGCTGCACAGCCATACGACTGTTGACGCTCCAGAAACTGTTTACCATGTTCGGGAAACATTTCGGGAATTGGAACTCGCAGGGATCAAATGCGACATCGACTATCATGTTCGCCCGGACGGGACAAGGACAACAATGTGGAACCTAATCCAGAAAAAGCTGATTCCACCCACGAGAATTGTAAGATACTGCTGCGATAAACTCAAGGAGGGGGGCGGAAATGACCGGTTTATCGTTACTGGAGTAAGGTGGGATGAAAGTAACGCACGAAAAAAGAACCGTGGGATATTGGAGGTCATAGCAAGCAAACGGGAAAATAAGATTGTTTTGTCAAATGACAATGATGAGGATCGTAGGGTGTTTGAAAGCTGCCAGATGAAAGGCAAGCGGGTGGTAAATCCCATCATCGACTGGACAACCGAAGATGTTCTTGATTTCTGCAAAGCGGAAAAGGTGAATCTTTGCCCGCTTTATGGGGAGGGTTGGCATAGAGTCGGATGTGTTGGGTGTCCTATGGCCGGGAAGAAAAGGTACATGGAGTTTGCGAGATACCCAACCTACAAAAAAGCCTACATAGCAGCATTCGATAGAATGATCGAGGAACGGAAGCGGCGGGGCATGGTGAAATGCTTTACCAGAATGGGCGATACAGGCGTTGATGTTTTCCACTGGTGGATGGAGGACGGCATACTTCCAGGGCAAACCGTCCTGCCGGGATTTGAGGAGGACGCATGAAAATCACCATGCCGGAAATCCCCCCGTCGCTGAACAAATACGCTGGTCGGGCCAATGCCTGGGACTACCGAGCGGAAAAGCAGCGCTGGCTGCAGCTGTTTGTTGCATACTGCCCCAAGTGCAAACCAATGGGCAAGGCGGTGGTGACCATCACCTACTACTTCCCAACTAGGCACAGGCACGACCCAGACAACTACAACGGCAAGATGCTGATGGACGGGCTGGTACACCGGGGAGTAATCGCCGATGATAGTTTTGACCATGTAGAGCTGCGGCTGCGTGGGGCATATGACCCCAAAAACCCAAGAACAGAAATTGACATAGAGGAGGTACCCTGATGGGACAGAAGGATGTAGAGCGGGAGAAGCCGCTTTTTGAGGGACAAAATGCCGAGGAATTTATCAAGCGCTGGAACGCTATCACCAAAGCCATAAAAAGGCGCGCAGAGATGCCCGAGCAGGAAAAGGTGGTGAGTTATGATGTCATACGATAAAGCGTCTCCTAACGCCAAAATCGACTGTTCTAAATCAAATGACCCGGAGCTCCTGGAGCAGCTGGTGCGGGAGGGCAAGACCAACAGGGAGATTGCCTTAATTCTTGATCTTGATTACGGCTCTGTGGCCTCGATCTTGTATCGCTATGGAATCAAGAGAGACCCAAACCGGCCCTGCAAGAGATGCGGAGGGCCGATAGGCAGCACCAACACCAGACAGCTGTATTGCAAGGAGTGCCAAAAGGCCATGGACAGCATCCGGGCCCGCAAAAGCAGTATGAAAAAAGCTGAGCCGAAGAAATGCGAATACTGCGGGAAGGACTATTTCGGCCAGCCGGGACAAAAGTACTGCTCAAAGCAATGCTACAAGGATGCGGCGGCATCCGGTAAGTATAAGCGCCCAAAGAATTGGCTAAAGCGCCGGGATGGGAAAATCGACATCGAGATAAGGGTTTGCGGCAAAACAACAGAGCGCCGGGAGAGTGTGGACTACTACGAGGCCCGGGAGATTTGGCACGATGGCTGGATAGGCCGGGGCTACGCAGCGCTGATAACGGTAGATGGTCACAGGTTGGAGACCCTGCCGCAAATAAAGACATTCTTCGGATTTAGGAGGGATTCGCTATGAGGAACTGGACGGCAGCGGCAGTTACGATAATCTTAGCTGCTTTCTGCATAATGGTTCTCTCGGCTATTTCGGCCGAAAGGTGGAATCAGTTGGATGAAGTGGCCCAGGCGGAGATCACCACAGAGGAACAGGAACGCCGGGAGCAGGCAGCCTATTACAAGGGTTGGCAGGACTGCAAGCAATATTATCTTGAGAATTTTGGAGGGTGAGCCAATGACCGTAAAGGACTACTACGAAACAATCCGGAACATAGAAAGGATGGCTGCTGCCGTTGACGCAGAGGGTGCAGTCACCCTCGACCATGACGATGCGGAGCAGATATGGGCGCTGCTGCTGGACTACAAGGATTTGCTGATGGCACTGGAGGTTGGATGAAATGAGCAAGGCCGTTATGATAAGTATACGCCCGAAGTGGTGCGAGAAGATTTGTAGCGGTGAAAAGACTATCGAGGTGCGAAAAACGCGCCCGAAGCTGGAAGCACCGTTTAAGTGTTATATCTACTGCACGCTGCCGAAGTACCCGCACGAGGACTTTATTGCAACGGATTATCCAAAGCCGCAGTTTTATGGCGGAGGCAAAGTCGTTGGCGAGTTTACCTGCGACGCAATTGCCCGTGTGAACATCTGCGGATTCTGGGACGATAGTGGGAAGCAGCTCGACAATCGGCTCAAAGAAACATGTTTGACCTCAGAAGAGTTATGCGACTACCTTGGCGAAAAGGTCGGTTACGGATGGCATATCTCCGACCTGAAAATCTACGACACGCTGAAGGAGTTGAGCAAGTTTTCGTGCCCGTTTGAAAACTGCATAGACAAAGTGTGTGATGAATTTGGGTGTGAATCATGCGAAAATGGCGGTCATATTAAGCGCCCGCCCCAAAGCTGGTGCTATGTGGAGGAAATGTGATGGATGCTGTGAAATTTTTGCAGGAGCGAAACAGGATGTTCATGAGTGGCGCGGCCACGCCGAGCATTGGGCTGGAGGACGATTATGACCCGGTAATCGCGGTTAAGGTCGTAGAGAAGTGGTCTGCTGAACATCCCCGCAAGACGAGGCAGAGTGTGTTTCTGGAGCAATACCCGGAAGCAATCCTCGATGTGTTCAAAATACTGCGGTTTTGTCCGGCGGATATTTCTGCCACTCACAGAAGAGGTGACGGTGAGTGTAAGAATCCCAAAAAAGCGTGTGCAGACTGCCGTCGTGAGTTTTGGATGCAGGAGGTAAAGTGATGGACTGTTTCAATCATCTTTGCCCGTTCCGTCAGAATACAACAAGTAACTGTAACCGTTGTGAGTGCTTGGCGTGTCAGAACAGGTGCAAAGGTCCCGTTACATATACTGCAAGCAATCATACGCTGACCGCAGACGAAATTGCAAAGATTACCAATAATTCCAAAAACGGCAGAGAGGTTAAACTGGGACAGGAGGTAGAGTAATGGCTGAATTGAAATCGTGCCCGTTTTGCGGATGCGACATGAAAATCGAAGCTGTAACGATCGATTATATCGAAACTGCTTTGCTCGTTGGGAATCCTCGGCATAAGGATGGGTGCATGATTGGCGCGATGGCGTCGCCGAGAAGTAAAGACATTGATAAGCTGGTCGAATTTTGGAACAGGAGGGCTGACAATGACACTAACCGAGATGTTTACAATTTGTGATTTGTGCGCATATGCGCCATGTCTTTGTGGGAATGACCCCGAGAATTGCGTGGCGTATGTGATGAGGACTTCTCACCCGAACACGCTGATTGGGAAATACACAACGGTACATGATGGGAGGGCTGACAATGGCTGAATACAAAATCTGCTTTAGCGTGGCTGGGGCGTTCGGCGCTCAAATCAGATTTGAGGCAAAACCCGGCGTCTCCTATGAGGACGCTGCGGCGTCTATTGACAAGGAAAAGCTGGTTCGGTTGATGTGCCTCGACGCCTTGGGCTGCTCCGGAAAGGACATTGAGGTTATCACTCCTGAACAGTACGAAGCGAAATTTGGAGGGGATGAGGATGGCTGAATTCATCGTACAACAGGACGCTGACATTATCAAACGAGCGATGGAGGAGGGAGAAACATGATTGACTACAAGCGCATCTGCATTGACGAGCTGAAGTGCCATAGCTATAAGCTTCGGTCGTTGGAAAGCCTGCCGGAAGAAATCCGCCGCTACAATGAGCAGATGGACGGCATTCGGTCCGCTACCAGCGATGCTACACCAGTAAAGGGCGGTGGCTGCGGCCGGGAAGATCATTTGATTAACGCAATCTCCCGCCGGGATGCGCTCTCGGCAAACCTTGCGGTAGTCAAGTGGCAGACCTCCCAGGTTGAGAAAGGACTGGCCTGCCTGACGGGAAAGCAGCGGCGCATCCTTGAGTTGTTCTACATCCGCCGGGAATATGGCTACATACAGAGACTTTGCCAGGAGTTCAATGAGAGTGAACGAGAGGTGTACCGGGATAAGGACGAAGCGCTGATGAGATATGCCCTTTGCCGGTATGGGTTGACGGAGCTGTAAAGATGGCAGAAACATGGCAGAAATAAGATGCATATACAGTGTATACTGATAGTGTGGTAAAACACAGACTTCCCTTGACATTCCTCCTGGTGGGGAGCCGGGCCCCTAATCCCGGCAATCTGCTCCCGTAGCTCAATGGTAGAGCGGCTGCCTTGTAAGCAGCGAGTTATAGGTTCAAGCCCTATCGGGTGCTCCACCTTCATGTTTTATTTCCTTTTTACGGGGCCGCCGATGCCCCGTTATCCCATCGGCCGAAGATACATGACCTTCGTAAAAAAGGTGCCGCGCTGGCAGGCCGCAAGTTCGCAATAGTCTGCCTTACCAAAAGCAGCCAGAGAGTACCGAAAGGCGCTCTCTTTCTTTATGCCATAAAGGAGGGGATACCTCTGGATTTAATAGTCCGCAAAATCCCGCAGAGCGACACCATCAAGGTATATCCGGTATCTGATGTGCATTTGGGCAGCATCCTACATGATAAAGAGGGCTGGCAAGCATTCTGCCGCCGGGTAGAGCGGGAGGATGCTTATCTCATCCTTGGCGGCGATCTCATCAACAACAATACCAGGAACGCGGTGGGAAGCCCCTTTGAGGATTATATCCGCCCGCGGGAGCAGAAAAAGATGATGGTGGAAATGCTAACGCCAATAAAGGATAAGATACTCTGCGCGGTATCCGGTAACCACGAAGCGAGGACAGCCAGGGACACCGACCAAGACATTATGGGCGATATCATGTGCAAGCTGGACATGGAGGACTACTACGCCGAGGACATAGCATTCCTCAAACTGGAGATTGGGCGCAGGGTAACAAGAGATATCCCTATCACCAGCTATACGATGGCTGTTACCCATGGCTCGGGCGGCGGCATTTACACCGGTGCAACGGTCAACCGCAATGAGCGCTTCGGCTACACCATAGAGGGCATTGACGCTCTGATTGTTGGCCATACCCACAAAGGCACCATCAGTAAGCCCAAAAAGATCGTGGTGGACAGTAACAACAATGTTATCCGTACCAAGCAGCTGGTAGTGGTTAGCTGTACCGCATGGCAGCAGTACGGAGGCTACGCAGCCCGGAAGATGCTGCTGCCCAGCAGTGAGAGCGACCATGAGCAGCCGCAGACGCTCCTGCTGTGCGGGAACAAGACAGGCACTAAGCGGATAACCACGGTTTGGTAACAATAATTGGTAGCCCGGCATAGTAGACACCGGGAGGGATAGGGCGGGAAGAATTTTGAAAGGAGGTGCCGAAGATGGCCAGTGGATGCAGTGCGAAAAGCAAAGAGAACCTGCGCCCATGGAAAAAAGGGCAAAGTGGGAACCCAAGTGGGAGGGCGAAAATCCCCGAAGATGCCAAGGCGATGCTGAAAGCGGCGACTCCTGCGGCAGTTAAGCTGCTGGTGGATACCCTCAACAACACAAATGAGAAAACCGAAACGAGAGTAAAGTGCGCTGAAACCGTATTAGACAGAGTATACGGCAAGGCAAATCAGCCGATTGATCTGGGTGGCGAGATACCCAAAATCGAGATCGTGCTGGGCAATGGCAAGGAGTACGCCAAATGACGGTCAATTTAGGCACACCGAATCCCAAGCAGGAGCAGTTTTTGCTGTCGGAAAAGCGCAGGGTGTGTTACGGGGGCGCCAGAGGCGGCGGTAAGAGCTGGGTGGTGCGAGCAAAGGCCACCATGCTTGCCGTTAATTATAGTGGCATCAAGATACTGATCCTGCGCCGGACATATGCCGACCTGTGGCAAAACCATGTGTTGGAGCTGCGGAAGGTGCTGGAACCCGACATTGCCACCTATCGGGACTCGGAAAAGGCGATGATATTCCCAAACGGCAGTCGTATCCGTTTTGGATACTGCTCGGCCGAAGCCGATGTGCTGCAGTATCAGGGGCAAGAGTACGACATCATGTTTTTGGACGAGGCCACACAGTTTACCGAGTTTATGTACAACAACCTTGTGGCCAGTAACCGTGGTGCCAACGACTTCCCCCATCGGATGTATCTGACCTGCAACCCCGGCGGAGTCGGCCATGCGTGGGTCAAGCGCCTGTTTATCGACCGGGACTACACGGACTCTGAAAACCCAGAAGACTACGAATTTATCCCTGCAAAGGTATACGACAACACGGTTTTGGTGGATAAGGACCCAGACTATGTTCGGATGCTGGAGACCCTACCGGAGGATATGCGCCGGGCATGGCTGGATGGCGACTGGAATGTGTTTGCAGGTCAGTATTTTGCAGAGTGGCGTGACGATATCCATGTGATAGACCCCATAGAGATACCAGACTGGTGGAGACGCTACTTTGCAATGGACTACGGCCTTGATATGTTGGCCGGATACTGGATCGCCATTGACGGAGATGGAAACGGCTATGTGTACCGGGAGATATACGAGTCCGGGCTAATCGCATCGGATGCCGCCATGCGCATCAAGGAGGCCAACGGGGACGATAAGATCGAGCAATGGCTTGCACCGCCCGACCTGTGGAACAGGCGTAATGACACAGGCCGCAGCGTGGCAGATATATTTATGGAGCAGGACATCCCGCTGGTTAAGGTGGACAACGACCGCATAAACGGCTGGCAGGATGTACATGAGTGGCTCAAACCGAGGGACAGCAGAGATATCATAACCGGCGACAAGACGAGGATAGCAGGGCTGCGGTTTTTCCGCAACTGTAAGCAGGTCATCAGATGCCTGCCGATGGTCCAGTATGATGACCACAGACCAAACGATGTAGCTACCGAGCCGCACGAGCTGACCCATGCACCTGATGCAATCAGGTATTTTTGCAGCGGGAGACCGTATGCGGGACAGCCGCCGGTTACCAAGTACAAGCTGCCGCCGGAGCTGCGGCAGACCGAAGAACAAGGAGGGTATCAGGTATGGTAAGACGATGGCTCAAAAGACTGATCCTGTGGGCGTTATGGGACGACCAGACGGCGCAGGAGCAATATGCAACCAAGATATTCAACGAGTGGCTTAACGGCCCGGAGGATTGATATGAGTGATGTAACCCTGTGGACGCTATACCGAGAGGGTGTAGCGTACCACAACAAGATGGGCTTTAGCACCAAATTCCCGACCTTTGTGCGGTTTAAGGAGGGCGACCAGTGGCCACAAGCGACAGAGCGCACCAAGAATCTGCCGAGACCCGTCCTTAACATCGTGGACATGATCGTCCGCAGCAAGCGCTCCAGCGTGCTTGACCAGCCCGTCAGCATCGTCTACAGACAGGGCAGCGCCAGCGGTGACGAAATCCTTGACCAGATGCATCAGGACGCCGCCGAGAACTGCACCGAGTACGCACGGACGATCTGGGACAGAGCCGACATGGACAAACTGTGCAACGAGGCGTGTGACGATGCAGCGACCAACGGCACAGGCATATGGCACTTTTACTGGGATACCAGCGTAACAGGCGACAAATATGTGGGGGAGCTTCGCGGGGAAACCGTGGATGCTCTTAACTTTTTTGTAGCCAACCCGCAGCTCCGGGATGTGCAGAAGCAGGACTATCTCATCATCGCACAGCGGCTCAAATTGGGCGCTGTACGCAAGATGGCCAAGGACAGGGGATTGTCTGCGGAAAAGGTCGCGAACATCTGTCCCGACGAATTTGAGGATGCAAGCACCTATCAGGCCGAGAGAATCGAGCTGGACGGCAAGGAAAACGAAAAGGTCACGGTGCTGACCAAGTATTACCGCAAGAACGGGGAGGTCGTATTTGACAAAGCGACCCGCAGCGTGGAGATATGCAAAGCGGTACCGCTTACCCCGCAGGGCAGCCCGACCCGCATCAAGCTGTACCCTGTGGCGGCGCTCAACTGGAAACTGCGTAAAGCCTGTTTCTACGGCATCGGCGAGATCGAGGGGCTTATCCCCAACCAAAAACTGATTAACTTCATGTACGGAATGCAGGCGCTGGCCATCCAGCAGATGGGCTTTCCGAAGATCGTGGCAAAGCCCGGTGCAATCAGACAGCCGCTGACCAACGAGCCGGGGGAAATCGTCACAGACTACTCCAACGGCGGGATATCGTACCTGCAGCCTCCTGCGTTTTCGTCTGCTGCTACGCAGGTCAGCAACGACATGATCGACCTGACCCGCGTAGTAACCGGTACGACCGAGGTAACGACCGGCGAGTCCTTGGGTGCAAACATGGCAGCATCGGCAATCATTGCATTGCAAAACCAAGCACAGACCCCTGTCAACGAGATTCAGCGCAGATACTGGCACGCAGTTAAGGAGATCGGCCGCATTTGGATGGAGTTTTTCAAGACATACTGCTCCGACAAGCGGGAAATCGTCATTGAGATGGGGGACGAGGTATCCGGCAGAGCATTTACGGGTACGGACTATGCGATGTACGACTTTGACCTGCAGGTGGATGTAGGCGCATCGTCCGAGTATTCTGCGGTGCTGGCACAGGCGACCTTGGACAAGATGCTTGACCGAGGAGATATCACAATCGACCAGTACATCGAGCTTTCCGACCCGAATGTAGCGCCGTTCAAGGAGAAGTTCAAGCGAATGCGGGAAGCCCAGCCGCAAGCGGTGGGTATGCCTGGCGTTCCGGAGGAAGAAGTGAACGGCGTACAGAGCGTTTCCGGCATTGGCGGAGTTCCGCTGCCGGATGTGCCGAAGGCCCCGACCGTCATGGACAAGTTCACAGGAGGTGGCAACAATGCTGTGCCCAAACTGTAAAGCCGAAATGAGAATCACCGGCAAATACCTTACATTCACCGGGGACAAATCCCCAGACACGGAGACCAAGGCATTTATCAAGCTGCAATTGGAGTGCATCAACCCGCAATGCACCAACAGAACACCGACCTATGTGACCAACCCCTTGGAGGGATAACCAATTTTTAAGTGGCTGCTAAACGGAACAAACCGAACCTCGCCACAGAAAGGAATTTATGGACGAAGAAATCATGACTGCTGCTAATGAAGATATCGTTGAAGATATCGACTCCTCTCCCGCAGTAGAGGAAACCGAGCCTGTCGAGCAGGAAGAACCTGCGGTACAGGAAGAACCGACCGAGACACAGCGTGTGTCACGGAGAATCAAAGAAGCATCCCAAAAGAGCGTGGACGACTTTATCCGCAGCATGGGCCTGACCAATCATTATGACAATGACAGACCCATCACCACAAAGGCGGAGTACGAAGCATTTGTTGCGATGCAGCGGCTGGACGAGGACGGCCAAACCGACCCCGTATCAGCTTACCGAAATCAATCACTTGAAGCGGAGATTACCCGCTTGCGGAGCAATGAGCGCATGAGAGAGCTGGAGGCTGACCCTGTAAGAGGGCAGACATTCACAAAGCTAAAGGACCAAGTGGTTGAATTGATGGACTACTGCACCCAGCAGGGGACGCCCTGCAGCGTGGATGCAGCGTTCAACACAATTTTGGCGAACAGCTATTTTGACCTCGCCAACGATGCTGCAAACAAGGCAAAGGAAGACACGCTCCGAAGAATCAACAACAACGCACAAGCATCTCCCGGAGCATTGACGGGCGAAAGCCCCGAAACCGAAGCCGACTACATGAAGATGTCGGACAAAGACTTTGAAAAGCTGTATCAAGCTGCACTCCGGGGGGAATTAAAAAATTAAGGAGTGTATAAAACTATGGCAACTACTACCCAGACTTACGGTAATCTTACCGCTGAACAGAAAACCTTTTACGACCGCACCCTGCTGTCCCGGCTGCTGCCCAATCTGACTTTCCTGAAGTACGGCCAGAAGCGCCCCATGCCGAAGAACGAGGGCGACACTATCAACTTCCGCCGTTTCAACTCCCTTGATGTCCCTGCGGCATCCCTGACCGAGGGCGTGACCCCTGACGGCGACAACCTGTCCATCACTGCTGTGACCGCTACCGTGGCGCAGGAGGGCAACTGGGTCCGCCTGTCTGACAAGATCAGCATGGTCGGCATCGACCCCGTCCTGACAGAGTCCGCTGCGCTGATGGGCGAAAACGCCGCCAAGACCCTGGAGACCCGCTGCGCGGATGTTATCTTCAAGGGTACTTCCCAGCAGTTTGCTGGCGGCGCTGCCTCCGCTGCCGCTATTGCCGCCGGTAAGGTGGTAAACAGCGAGGAGATCAAGAAAGCGGTGCGAACCCTGCGCAACAACAACGCCGAGCCCCTGGAAGGCGGCTATTATATCGGCTTCTGTGATCCCGATGTAGCATACGACCTGCAGAACGACAGCCTGTGGCAGGATATCTCCAAGTACAATGGTGCAGAGAACATCATGAAGGGCGAGATCGGCCGTATCCATGGTGTCCGTTTCATTCTGACCACCATGTGTCCCACCGACACAAAGACCGCTACTGCGGGTACCCTGCATAAGACGCTTATTGTAGGCAAGGACGCTTACGGCGTGGTCGATGTGAACGGCTCCTCCAAGCCCGAAATCATCATCAAGCCCACTGGCTCCGCCGGTACCGAGGATCCCCTGAACCAGCGCGCGAGTGTCGGCTGGAAAGCGATGGCGGTTACTGTTCGCCTGCAGGAGCTGGCAATGGTCTGCATTCAGTCCATGGCTACCGCCTAACCAAATACAAGGGAGGGGGTAACACCCCTCCCTTCTTTTACAGAAAGGATTTAACATGGCAAAAGAGATTAAGAACCCCGACATGGTCGGAGAGATCGTAGAAAAAGCGACCGGCGAGGAACTCGCCAAGGGCAAGAAGGTACGCATCCGTTTGCCGAAGGACAAGCTGAACAAAGAAGATGTCGTAGTGCCTGTGTGCATCAACGGCTACACCTATCAGATCAAGCGCGGCGAATGGGTAGATGTACCCGAAGAAGTCGCCCGCATCCTTGAAGAAGCAGGGTACATGGGGTGAGTAAATGAACAAGAACGATGCCATCAACGGTGCGCTGCGGTGGATAGATGAAGCCACCGTAAACGGCGCTGCCGCAAGCAACGGGTTTATAGCCGACTACAAGGACAGAATGGAGCACCTGCTGGACGGTGCTGTTGCAATGGTGGAATCGCAGTTCCCGCTGATCGAATCCATCAGCATCGTTCAGAACATGCCTCGGTGCATGGAGGGCTCCCATTTTGAAGCTAAGACGGTTTATCCCGGTGATACCTACGAGTTTACAAACAGTGATGCAAAAGCCTACACGCTTGAAATTTGCGGTGTTCTAACAGCGACTATCGATGGGGCCCAGCGGCAGATTACCGCTCCTGAGTTCCAGCGGCTTTCCGGCAGCTTTAACGGCAGCATCAAGTTGGAATCGCGGTACCCATTCCAGGTAAGAAACGCTGCGTTTTATGCATTCCCGCTGGTAGAAATCCCGGAGCACATAGCATGGGTGCCGTATGAGCTGCCCCAGCAGATGAACGGCATGGTGAAAATCCTTTTCTCCGGTGACGGCGTGACCTTCCGCGACTTTTCCGACTACCGGCGGCTGGATGAATACCATATTGCGATCCCGTACCATTACAGCGGGCAGTTCGATATCCAGTATAAGCACCGGCACGCCACACTTGCAGGCGCTTCCGGTGCGACCGAGATAGAGGTGGAGCCCAAGGCGGTTCCGCTGATTCCACTCCGGCTGGCCATTGATGCCACAAGCGGCATTGATGAGACACTGGCGCTGAATCAGTTCCTCACCGGACGCTTTGCAGAGATGGTAGGCGCTATGACGGACGAGGACATCGAGAAACACCAAGTAATTGAAACCGTATTCATGATGTAAGGAGGGGAGCAAATGAGATATTCTCCGGCAAAACTCCCCAGCGCTGATGTGGTAAAGACCAATGCCATGGTCATTAACGACTTTTATGGCTGCGACTTTTCCAGCGGCGCAACCAATATCGACCCAAGAAGAAGCCCCAACTGCGAGAACATGATCCGTTCCTCCCCCGGCCGCGTGAGAAAGCGCCTTGGCTTTGCCAAAACAGCGGTATACGATGGCCGTATTAATGGCCGGTTCTCTCTGGATGGGACAGATATTATCCATGCGGGCACGAAACTGTATGCAGGCGATACGCTGATCTCTTCCGCCATGAACGATGCCTTTTCGGTTGGCAAGAACTTCGATAAAGCGCTGTACCTGCTGGATGGAGCACACTACTACAAGGTAACGCACAGTGGCGGAACCTTTACCGTGGCTAATGTATCGGACAGCGCCTATGTACCGCGCATCGTTATCAATAAAAATCCGGATGGTACCGGCGGAACAACTTATGAGGATATCAACCTCATGTCGGATAAGTGGACGGAATCTTTCTATGTAGGAGATAAGACCGCAGCAGCAACAGTATTCCAACTTTCCCTTGAAAATTTGGATACAACACCTGTAACGGCAAAGATATTGCAAGCTGACGGTTCCTTTGTAGACAAGGTGGAGACTACCGACTTTACTGTAAACCGCACCAGCGGCACCGTGACATTCGTAGCCGCTCCGGGTAAATCCCCTTTGGAGGGCGCGGACAATGTATATATCACTGCATCAAAGGACAGGAGCGAGAGCCGAAGCCGCATTACGAACTGCGATACCTGTATTGTGTATGGCGAGACGGGCACCCGGCTATTTGTGACCGGCGATCCGAACTTTAAGAACAGGGATTTTTGGTCGGCGCAGAATGATTTTTCTTATTTTTCCGATCTATCCTATTCGATACTGGGCGAGGACAGCGAGCGCATTGTAGGTTATTCCATCGTGGGCGACAGGATAGCGGCCCACAAGAGCGGAACCACCGGCGCGGTGTATGTGCGCACCGGCTCCACGGTAACGGAGACCGATGATCTTGGCAACAGCGTGGAGACCTTTGCCTTTAAGACCGGAAATGTAATCACCGGACACGGCGCAATCGCTCCGCACAGCTTTGTGCCGACCGATAACGAGCCGCTGTTCCTTTCCTCCACCGGCATCTTCGCACTGACTGCTTCCGATGTGACCGGCGAGCGCTATGTGCAGAGCCGCAGCTTTTATATCAATCCGAAGCTGCTTTCGGAAAGCAATATCGCCGATGCCTATGCCTGCATCCACAAGGACTTTTATTTCATTGCGGCCGGTGCTGGCGTGTATGTGCTTGACCTGCTGCAAAAGCACTACGAGGATGGGGAGCCGTATTCCAACTACCAGTACGAGTGCTTTTATCTGACCGGAATACCCGCAAGGGTGATCTGGGACGATAACGGCGAACTGTTCTTTGGTACGGCGGATGGCAAAGTATGCAAATTCAATACCGATGAGACCGCTCCAAACTCCTACAACGACACGATGGACGGGGAGACATACACACCAGTAGGGTGCCAGTGGGAAACCCCAGATATCGATGGCAAGACCTTTTACTCCAGCAAACACTTCCGGTACATGGCCTGCAGGCTGTCCGCTTTTGTGCGCACCAGTGTAAACGCCTATGCGATGTGCAGCGGCAAATGGATCTCCATCCTGACCGATGCCCGAACGGCAAGGTTTTTCTCGTGGGAGGACATCGACTGGTCGAAATGGACATGGAGTACCGATGCCACCCCAAAGGTGCTGGGGCGCAAGCTGGATATGCGCAATCTGGATAAGGTGCGCTTCCGGTTCTCCAATGCAAATGCGGAGCCTTTCGGCATAGAAAACATTGCCGTAGAGTACCGAGAAACCAAGAAATACAGGGGGTAAGATATGTTTGAAAAAATAAAAGCGTCCGATGGCAATGCTTATACCCCGGACGCTGTATTTACCGATAGCGATGGCAACAGGGTGGGTGTAATCGGACAGGAAACGACCCCCGGCCTGTCTGCCAGTGAGATGCAGTATTCCGTAGAGCAGGTCGTGCGTGAGGTAGTGATTCCCGCGTACAACAGCCTGGTGGACGCGCTGAATGCCTTGACCGCTGCCGCCAACATGGGCGCAGAGGATATCAGCGGTGCGGCATCGACCGTACAGGAAGAGCTGGAAAAGCGGATCCTGACCGGCAATGTGAAGTACATCCGCCTTAACGATGACAAGGTGCTGGAAACCAGCGAAGATGGCGTAACATGGGAAGCGACCGGCTCCTCCGGCCACATCATTGTCAAGCCGGACGGGACAGTAGCCCCGCAGCGCAGCCGCATGAAGTTTGCCAACGGAACTGTGACCGATGACGGCGAGCAGACCATCATCACCGGCCTGAAAGGCGATACCGGCCCGCAGGGCGAGAAAGGCGACACAGGCGAGCAGGGGCCGAAGGGTGACCAAGGCCTGACAGGCCCCGTTATTGTTCCCACCGTAGATGCAGACGGCGTCATGTCCTTTACCATACAGGATACGGCGATTGCACCGCAGGCCGTCAGTGTGAGAGGCCCGCAGGGCCCGCAGGGCGTACAGGGCCAGCAGGGTGCCCAGGGCACAAGAGGCCCGCAGGGTATTCAGGGCGTACAGGGTATCCAGGGCCCCAAGGGCGAAACAGGCGAACAGGGTCCTGCCGGTGCTACTGGTGCCACAGGCGCAACCGGTCCCAAAGGTGATAAAGGCGATACTGGCCCCAAGGGTGATACCGGCGCAACCGGTGCCCGTGGTGCAACAGGCGCTACCGGCGCACAAGGCCCGGCTGGTCCCGCAGGCCCCAAGGGTGAACAGGGCGATACCGGAGCCACAGGCGCAACCGGGGCGACAGGTGCTACAGGTGCAGAAGGCCCTGCTGGCCCTCGTGGCTTAAAGGGCGAAAAGGGAGACAAAGGTGATACTGGTGCAACAGGCGCTACCGGCGCTACTGGTGCGCAGGGGCCTATGGGACCGCAAGGACCGACAGGCCCTGCCGGTAAAGATGGAACCAGCCTGTATATCGAGGACAGCTATCCTACACTGGCAGCGCTGAAAAACGCGATCCCCGCCGGGAACAACAAGATGTACTATGTGCAGGAGGACGGCGAGTGCTACATCTGGAGCGAGACGGCCAATGACTGGGTAAGCGTTGGCGCTTTGCAAGGCCCCATCGGCCCTCAAGGCCCTCAAGGCGTACAGGGGCCACAAGGCGAGCAAGGCCCAGCTGGCGCTACCGGTGCTACTGGCGCTGCTGGAGAACAAGGCCCGCAGGGTGAGAAAGGCGACAAAGGGGACACTGGCGAGCAAGGCCCCACAGGCGCTACTGGTGCAACAGGCGCGACAGGCCCGCAAGGCCCAGCCGGTTCTCCCGGTGCTGACGGTGCAGCTGCTACTATTAAAATAGGTACAGTAACCTCCGGCGATGCTGCTTCCGTTACCAACAGCGGCACAACCTCTGCTGCGGTATTCGACTTTGTACTGCCCAAAGGCGATAAGGGCGAAAAAGGAGATACCGGTGCTACAGGTCCGCAGGGTGAGACCGGCGCAACCGGCCCGGCTGGTGCTACCGGCGCTACAGGCCCGCAAGGCGAACAGGGCGTTCAGGGGCCGCAGGGCGAAGTGGGTCCGGAGGGGCCGCAAGGTCCTGCCGGTGCAGCAGGAAAGGATGGCAAATCCGCCTACCAGACTGCCGCAGAAGCAGGATACACCGGGACGGAAACCGCATTTAACGCGGCGCTGGCGGATGTGCCCGGCCATATCGCAAGCAAGGCCAACCCCCACGAAGTAACCAAAACGCAAGTTGGCCTTAGCAATGTGGACAATGTGAAGCAGGCCCCCTATACCCATGTTTCCGATAAGGCTAACCCACATAGCGTGACCAAAGCCCAGGTCGGGCTTGGAAATGTAGATAACACCAGCGATGTCAATAAGCCTGTTTCCACTGCACAGCAGACAGCGATTAACGCCTGCAAGGTAAAGAAAGCGAGCGTTACCCTGACCGCTGCCGGGTGGACAGGAGCTGCAAGCCCCTATGCGCAGACCATAACCCTTTCCGGCATTACCGTAAACAGCAAGGTGGATATCCAGATGGATGCAACCGTCCTTGGCGCTATCCTCGACAGCGGTACATCTGCCCTTTGGATTGAGAACAACAACGGTACCCTTACCGCCAAGGCAATGGGCGAAAAGCCCAATGCGGACATGGAGGTACAGGTGATGATAACAGAGATCATCAACGGTGGGGGCAGTATCTCCGGCAATGCCATCTATGCGCCATCCGGCGGCGGTGGCTTTGTAGCTTCCGCTACGGCACCGGATACCAAGCTGCTGTGGATCGATACCGCAAACGGCGGTATTATCAAATACCACAACGGCACTGCATGGGTAGCTGTTGGCGCGGCATTCAGTTAAGGGGGTGAAACATATTGGCTCTTAATTCTCAGAACCAGATCCTTGCCTCGGACTTTGTAAGCCTTAAAGCAAGGGTAAAAGCGGAAATGAATCGTCGCTGCCGCTCCGGCTCTCTGACGGCCTATGCCGGAGCAGCCTACGACTACAGCGTTGTCCCCGCCAATGGGGTCATCGTCAAACCGGAACACCTTAACAAGCTGGTCGTACCGATCAACGCGATTTCGCCCAGTGGGTATACCGAAAAAGCAGCTGGGGACGCCGTCCCGGAGTTGGCCACACTGGATGCAAAGCTGGCAGGCCATGAAGCATATCCCATGCGTGGCAGCGGTTCGGATTGCGCATCCGGCTGCAGCGGACTGTGCAGCTCCGGATGCTATAATAGCTGTTCTGGTTGTGGCGGATCTTGCTCTTATGACTGCAGCGGGTGTAGTGGAACCTGTACTGGCGACTGCGAAGGGACATGTTCTGGAGGCTGCAGCACATCGTGCGGAGGAGCTTGCTGGCGGGATGGCTGCACCAGCAACTGTACAGCAGCTTGTAGAATGGATTGTACTGGAGGGTGCAAAGGAAATTGCGGCAGTATATGCTCTACGAATTGTAGAACGACCTGTGTATCAACATCTGGAACATCTTAATTGTAGGAGGTAAATTTATGATAGGCGTATATCAAGCAAATGCTATGGTAAAAGTGGCAGAACTTTCCGAGATTTCTGTTCAGGAGATCAAGGAGGCTTTAGCTGAAAAAAAGGTGGGAGTTGGCCGAGAACTGTATCCCATTTTATGTGATCAACCGATGGCTCCTGCCGTGAATGCAGAAGAAAGTACGGTACGCAGCTATGCTTCCAATGTAATCGCAAAGGTTGAGGATGCACTGGGAATTAAATATGATGAAGCCGTAAAAGGTGCTGTTACAGAGTATTTTGTCCTTGACCGCAAACGATATGGCAGTAGCATAGAACAAATCGTTGAGCGGAGCTTGTCCGTACTCGCTATGTACCCCAGTGCAGAAAAAGGCTCTTTCTTATGGTTCTTGATGGAAACCATAAAGCGCCAACTGATGGGAGTGTATATTAAGGATACCAAATTCCTCCCGGAGCTGAAGATTTTAATTGAAGAAATAAAGAAAACTTCGGCAGCTTATGATCTGTATGCCGCTGAACTCTAAGGAGGAATCAAAATGGCATTGAAAGTAACAATCCCTGAGCAGGACTGCACCTGCGTGGAACGCCTGTGGTACGAGTACAACGCGGCGCTGGGTGTTCTGCGTTATCTGATGGCGCAGCCTGATGTACTGGAGGAAAACCTGCAGCTGTATGCCGATAGCTGTGAAGCAAAGAGCGTGGAGCTGGAGCTGGCCAAAAGAGAAGTGAGTGAGCGCTTTAAGCCCGACGGCGCAGTTATGAGCTACTCTTTTAACTTTGACGAGTGCGCCATTGAGTATCAGATGGAGGCCGTATGAAGCGAAGCGAAATAAGCTATGCGGATTACCTTTGCACCTTGTACCCGGAGGAGAGCGCCAAAATGCTGCCGGAGGAATTTCTCTGCCGCGACATTACTTTTCAGGTGACCGATGACTGCCCGATGGCCTGCACTTATTGCTACCAGGGGCATAAAGGGCACCGGGTAATGTCAAAAGAAACGGCCAGAAAAGGGGTAGACCTCCTTTTCAAAATGTGGGAGGAAGATAAGGGGACTTTTATCAACCGTAAAACAAAGGCCATTGTTCTGGATATGATCGGTGGGGAACCTCTGATGGCTATTGATGTGATCGATGATATCTGCACCTACTTTGTGCGGCGCTGCCTGGAGCTGCAGCACCCGTGGATCTATACATGGAGGGTCAATATCACATCGAATGGTGCTTTGTACTTTGAACCGAAAGTGCAGGAGTTCCTCCACAAGTTCCGGAATAATCTGAGCTTCGCTGTAACGCTGGACGGGCCGAAAGAGATCCATGATGCCTGCCGGGTCTATCATGATGGGCGCGGTAACTTTGATGACGCCTACGCGGCAATGAAGCACTTTAACGCCCACTTCTACGAAGAATTGGGGACAAAAGTGACCATTGCCCCGGAGAACATCCACAATCTTAACCGCATCGTGGACTTCTTTATGGCCGAGGGCATGAAAACAATACACGCCAACTGTGTACATGAAGCCAAGTGGACACCGGAACACGCCAAGGTGCTGTACGATGAAATGAAGCAGATGGCTGATAAGCTGCTGAAAAACAACGACGGTACCACGGTCTCCCTGTTCTCGGAAGATAATTTCCACCCGCTTCCGCCAGAAGAAAACGGGAACTGGTGCGGCGGTACCGGGGCCATGCTGGCGTTTGACCCCGATGGTATTGCCTACCCCTGCCTGCGGTATATGCCATCCTCTTTGGGCAACGATGTCCCGCCCATTATCGTCGGTACCGTCGATGGGGTATTTGAGCAGCCGGAGCACAAAGCAATTAAGGAATACCTTGACAGCATTACCCGTCGTTCGCAGTCTACGGATGAATGCTGGGAATGTCCGGTCGCTTCCGGCTGCGCATGGTGCTCCGCATGGAATTATCAGGAGACCGGCTCGGTCAACTGCCGCAGTACCAATATCTGTGTGATGCACAAGGCGAGAGCACTGGCCAATGTGTACTACTGGAACAAATGGTATAAGCAAAACAACATCAATAAGAAATTCAAAATGCATCTACTCCGAGAGGAAGCAGAAAAAATAATCAGCCCGCAGGAGTATGATATGCTGCTGCGGCTGAGTGAGGAGGACTGATATGGATGCAAGTGTTTGGGTAGCAATTATCACAGGTGTGGCGTCGGTATTGGCGGTGGTGATAACCAACAGCCGGAGCAATGCCGAACGGGACTACAAGATGGAACGGGCGCAGGCCGTAACCGACACCAAGCTGGAAGAACTGACCCGGGAGGTGCGGCTGCACAATAACTTCGCGGAACGGATCCCCGTTTTGGAAGAACAGAACAAAGCCCTTAACAAAAGGGTAACCAACCTTGAGCAGAGAAAAGGAGCGTAACTATGAACGAATTTGTAACCTGGACAACTCTTGGAACCTATGCCGGCGCTGTGATGATGGTCACTATCATCACCCAGTTTTTGAAGCAGACCCCCCTTGCCAAGCTGAACGCACAGCTGCTGGCGTACATTGTGGCGGTGGCTATCCTCATCGGCGCAGAAGCATTTAACGACTCTGCCGTGACGGTACAGGGCGTAATCCTGTGCCTGCTGAACGCCGTTATTGTGGCGCTGGCTGCCAACGGTACATACGATGCCGCTACCACCAATATGATGAAAAAGCCTGTGGTGGCGGAATACGAGCACGAGGAGGTCGTGGAAGATGCCTAAAGTGTATCTTTCCCCGGAACGCAGACCAAAACCGCATGGGCCGTATTACGGCTTTCCCGGCGTGTATGAGCATGATGTGTGTGTGGAAATCGGCGCTTATTGCGCCGATGCCCTCACCCGCTGCGGCTTTGAGGTAATGGTAGCTGACCCTGCCAAGACCATGCAGGAGCGTGTAGCGGAAAGCATAGTATGGGACAGTGACCTGCATATGCCCATTCACACCAACGCCAGCACTGCCACCACAAAAGAGGGGACGGCGCAGGGGCCTACCATTCTCCGCTACGGCAAAGCCGGCGGCGTAAGCGACCGGGCCTGCCAGATGGTTTATCGCCGCCTGATGGAGATTTACCCCCGGAATACCCACCGGGGCGTGTACCAGAAAGACGAGTTTTATGAAATCGGCAGAACCCCGATGCTTTCCATCTATCCGGAGCTGGCTTTCCACGACAACGGACAGGACGCGATCTGGCTGGTGCAGAACAAGAAAGCCATAGGGGAAGCACTGTGCAAAGGCGTGTGCGACTGGTTTGGCGTGACCTACAAGGCAGAGGAAGAAAAGCCGCAGACAGACTATGAGCGGCTTCTTGCCGAGCTGGAGGAAGTAAAAGAAAAGTACAGAGTAGAGCACGCATCTGCGCAGGCGCTGCGTGCCAGAATTTTAGCCGCCGTGGAACAGTATGACACGGCGGCATTTGATAAGGAGGGATAAGATGGCGCCGAAAAAGAATGTGACCCTTGTAAACGATGGCGGAAGCAGCAACACCATCAAAAACACCGGCACAGTCAAGCCGATAGGTTACGATGTGGCGAGGGCGGCCGCAGCAGCAGGCTCCGAAGTAAATAAGCCCGGCAGGGGAACGACTGACGCTATCATAAAAGGCGGGGCGCTTGCCGCAGCCAAAGGTCAGCTTGCCGGACTTTCTCCCACTACCAGCGCGACGGTAACAGACACTACGGAACGAGATGCATATCTTGAAAGCCTGAAAGCGCAGCTGGATGCGCAGACCGCTGCCTATGACCAGCTGCTTGCCTACAACCAGCAGATGTATGAGGCCCAGCAGAAACAGGCGGCCCAGCAGCGGGAGGACAATGCACGCAGGGCGTACATTGCCAAAGAGATGGCGCTAAAGAACCTCCCCGGGCAGCTGGCCCGTGAGGGCATTAATGGCGGCCTTGCGGAAAGCTCCTATGTCCGGCTGAACAACCGCTATAACAGCAGCCTTGCCGATGCGGATAACGCCTATTCCGATGCGGTGAATCAGGCATACCTTGACATGATTCAGGCGAACCGGGAGCCGCAGAGCGGAAAGATGAATGCGCAGGCAAGCTATTCCGCCGGGCTGGCAAAGGCCCCGAAGCCAAAGACAAAAACCACCAAAAAGGACAACCCAAATTACAATGCCGCCTTGCAGGACTCCTACAACATGTTGCGCCGGGCCGGTTATTCTGATTCAATGGCGGCAAGACTTCTCGGACTTGAATAACAGGAGGAAAAATGGATAGAAAAACGCTGGAACAAAACTATCAAAAATCTTTCGGTGCATCGCCTGCCGCGGAGCTTGAGCAGAACTACCAGCGGAGCGGCATTGACTCTCTTGTTCAATCTGTGAAGAAAGCTACCCAATATAATCCCTCTGCCCCCAGCACGCAGCCTACACAGGCTGCGCCTGCTGGGGCTTCTTCTCGTAAGCAGAGCGATGCCATGAAGGAGCAGCTGGATACGATTAAGAAACAGAGGGACGACGCGGCAATTAAGGCCGGGGCCTATATGCGAGCTGGGAATATGCAGCAGCAGGCCAAGGAGCAGCAGAAGATTGCCAACAAGGCTGCCTTTGAGTACGAGAACGCCTATACCCAGTGGAAGAACCAGCGAAATGCGGAAGCGGTAGAGGACTACAACCCGGACGAGAATAAATTCAAGGCAGGCGATGCTGCCCTTGCTGGTGTGCAGAATGCATTCCAAAGCATGAGGCAGTATGCCGCTGCAGCATCTTCGTATCTTTCCGGTAATCCGGAAGCGCAGGCATGGGAAGCCAAGCGGCTGATGGAAAGCGGCGTAAGCGGTGCCGAAGCCGTAAAGCGGGCCGGGCTTGCCGATAAGAGAGAAATCCCCATCACAGACTATAAGACACAGGCAGAACTGCGCCACGAAAAGAATGTAGCCAGCGTTGGTGCTGTTGAGGGCGGAGCGCTGCAGCTGGTCAATACGATCTCGAACATGGTGCCGTCCCTTGTTGCAAACGCGGTCCTCCCCGGCTCCGGTTTGCCCGTGATGGCTGCATCCGCCGCGGGCAATAAATATGCAGATGCCTATGAGAAGTACGGGAATACGGATACAGCATTCGTACTCGGCTCCGCTGCCGGTGGCGCTTCCATGCTTACCGAACAGTTTGGCGGTTTGTATGGCTCGCTGGGCAAGTCTGCCGCCGGGCAGGCCGTGGCCAAGAAACTGATGGCGGAAGCCCCCGGCCTGTATAACCTCGCCAATTCCGTGGGTGGCAAGTGGCTGCGGGACGCTCTCTCCGAAGGCATTGAGGAGGGTGCAGAGGATGTTATCAACTACGCCACTGAAAAGGCCCTCACCGGCGACAGTGACGAGATGGACAACTTCGGCTATGATATCCTGCTGGGTGCTCTTGCAGGCGGTGTATTGGGCGGCGGCAACGCTGCGATGCGTTCCGTCACCTACAGCCGTGTAGGCAAGGCACTGAATGCTTCCCCTGCTGCCGTAGCGCAGCAGGTGCAGGAGGGCATGGAGAAAGGCGCAGGCACCGCACCTGCCATTTATGCGGCGGAGGTGCAGAAGAACCCCAGCAGCCAAATGGTGGGCAGACTGTATGAAGCAAACCTCACCTATGATGCCGAGAGCGGCCTTTCCAAAATCCAGAACGATATTACCCAGGTCTCCATCAATGAGATCAAGGCGATGGTCTCCAAAGCGGATGCGCTGGCGCAGGCAGCCCAAAAGCTGAATGTGGAAGCTACTCCGCAAGCCGTAGCAACAGCTATTACCGATGCCCAGCGCACACAATCCATTAAAACAGCCGAGGACAGCGTAGGGCAGGCTTTTGCTCCCACAGTTGATAATCCTGTCAACGCAGGAGAGAAAGCCTACAACAGCGCCCTTGCCGGTGTAGCAGCTAACCAAGGCGTAGCTGCTCGCATCAATAACGACCCTGCCGCAAGACAGGCATTCTCCCAGTTGACCGGCGTACAGTTCAGCGGAAACACAGCACAGGATATTGCCGCTATCGAAGTGGCTACGCAGAACATTGCGAAGTCCGGTAAACAGGCGATCTCCCAGGCGGAATATGCCCAGCGTGTCGCTGCCGCAGGAGAACAGGCTGCTGCCCAGTTCGATGCCGATATGCAGGCGCAGGCGGAGCAGATGCAGCGGGAATCCGATGAAAGATGGCTTTCCGTTGAGCAAAACACCATTACCGATGTAGACGGAAAGCGCCGCATCAAGGAGATCACCAATACCGATGTGCGCGGCAATACCGAGATCGGCTATAAGAAAGCTGAAATTCTCGGCAGTAAAAAGAAAGCTGTTGCCGAGGTGAACAATGCAGCGAAATACCTTGGCAAGACTATCGTGTGGTTTGAGGGTGCGGTGCAGGTCAATGGGCAGTACCGACTGACCAATGGCTATCGCGCACCGGATGGCACCATTTATGTCAACATCAATTCCCGTGATCCGCTGATGGTTACTTTCGGGCATGAGATGTTTCACGACCTTGTAGCTGATGGCAAGTATTCCGGGATGATTGATACGCTGGTAGAGAACCCAGACTATGCCGATATGGTAAAGGGCATGATGAATGCCAAAACCGAACTGTACGAGCGCAATGGAATTGAGCTTGACCCGGATGCAGCTGCGGAGGAAGTCGCTGCCGATATCAGCGGTGATCTTTTGGGCAGCCGGGATATGCTGGAGTACATCGGCGCAAGAAATACGGAAGCCGCCACCGGCATTAAAGGTTTCTTGAACCGTATCCTCAAAAAGCTAAAAGGAAAGCCCTCTGCACAGGAAGCCTATAACAGGCTGTCCGAATCGCAGAAGGCTTTGCTTGATGGGATGGAGGGGAGAACGGAGGTAGAAGAAGCGGGGAAGATATCTTATTCGCTGATGCGGGAAGCGGTGGAGAAAAACAACCGCCCATTTGCGGAACAGTTTGCCGACTACAAAGCTGGCAAAATGAAACCGACGGAGCTGTTTGCCCTTGGCAATACATCGCAGTATCTGCAGGCTGCCGGAATAGGGAATGAGCCCATTGTTATGGCGCAATCTGTTGTGGCAAAGGCGCAGAGAAAAGCAAAGGTTGATACCCATGGGCACAACCTTTCCGATAATGTTTTGCTGAAGCTTCCGGAAATGCTGGACAAGCCGGCGCTTCTGTTGAAATCGGACACTGTCCCCAATGCAGCAGTTATTGTTACCTCTACAGCGGATTCCGACGGGAACCCTGTTGTTGTGGCGCTCCACTTGAGCCGGAGCGAGGGCTTTGATATTGTAACAAGAGTGGCAAGTCTGTATGGAAAAGAAAACAGCAGAGACTTCCTTGCGGAGCAAATGCTTCGGGGAAATCTGCTTGGTTACAGCAAAAAAGAAGCCAACCGACTGCTTCATCGAGATGGGCTCCAATTGCCCAGACGGAACACAGCGGTTGACTTCGACACCATTAGTGTAGCACAAGACACTGATGCTGTCAATAACTATTCTATGCAGAATAGCGCAGAAGATGCAAGCGGGAAACATTCCCTTATGGATATCCCGGCAATGGACAGTACCGGCAGGGAGCTTTCTGCCGAGCAGCGGGAGTATTTTAAGGACAGTAAGGTGAGGGACGAGGACGGAAACCTGCTTGTAGTGTATCACGGAACGGATGCCGACTTTACCGTTTTTGACGCTTCCAAAGGCAGGGCAAACATGGATATTCAGGGAATGTTTTTCAGCCCTTGGGAGCTTGATGCGCAGGGCTACGGCAGTAATGTAAGCGCCTATTACCTTGACATTAAAAACCCCGCGAGCGAAGCCGTTGGGTATAAAGCGCTCAACAGGTTCAAGGGGCAAAACAATGCCGGAGTAAAGGCAAGAGAGTACCTGCAGAACCTTGGCTACGATGGCGTAAACAACGGAAACGAGGAGTATATTGCCTTTGAACCGAGCCAGATCAAGCGCATCGACAACCTCACCCCAACCAAAAGCAAGGACATCCGCTACTCCCTCATGGAAGATGCCCAGTACATGGCCGACATCGACAAAGCGGTATCTGAAGCTACGCAGAAAGCAAACGATGAGCTGAAGGCTGCACAAGCCGAGGTGAAGAACATCCGTCAACAGCTTGCTGACTATCGCCAGCAGGCAACTGCGGAAGCGAAGATGAATGACCGCTGGCGTGATGCAGAGACGAAACTCCTCACCGAAATAGCAGCGGCTAAAGAGCGAGAGAAGGCAGCAAAGGCTCGTTCCGAGTTCATGCAGAAGTACGATTCCCTTTCCAAACAGTACCGCGCTGACCTGCGGGCTAACAACCAGCAGGCACAGGAAAAGTATAACGAAAAACTGACCGAAGCCAAGGACGAATTCAACCGGCGGAGGACGCAGGACCGCATTGACCGAGTGGTGCGGGAGGATCGGGCAAAGAGCAAAGCCCGATTGAGGACGGCGGAACAGAAATCCACCACTACGGAAGATGTTGCCAAGGTTCTGACCGAAATGCCGAAGAAGGACAAGGAAACCTTTAAGGCGAAAGCCGCCAAAGACTGGCGCACCTTTAAGCGCCAGTGGATCAATACCAAGGATGAGCTGGAGCGCTTCGGGAACGAAGTCGGCGACAGCAGAATCATGTATGCAGCGAACAATGTCGGGCAGGCATCTGCGGCGGCGCAGTATTCCATTGGCGGCGCCGGGCAGTATGACCTTAACGGCAAGAAGATCGGCGATAAGAACCTCATGCAGGTATTTGAACCGGCGAAAAAGGCTGGCTTGACCGATGAGTTTTACACCTACCTGCTGCACGAGCACAATGTAGACCGCATGAGTGTACGCGAAAACGCGCAGCGGCAGCTTGCAGAACTTCGGGCGAAACTGAACAGGGAAGTCAACGGCTTTTCGGAAATGACAGATGAGAACATCGCTACAGCCGCAGGCAAGGATACTACCCTTACAAAAGCCTACACCGAGGCACAGATTGCCGCCGCCAAGCAATATAAGCAGTTCCAGGCGTGGGCAGAAAAGCAGTTTGACAAGCCTGTATTCGGCAGCAGCGTGACCGCAGACGATAGCCGTGCCGCAGCAGCTGACCTGCTGGATGCACACCCTGAATTTGAGAAGTGGGCAAAGGATGTGTATGCCTACCTTGACGGATTGATGGAGGTGCGAAAGCAGGGCGGACTCGTGAGCACTGATATGGCACAGTACATGAAGGAACTGTATCCGCACTATGTTCCCACCTACCGCGATATGCCCAGCACCTCCGGCGGCTACTCCAACCCTAACAGCGTTGCGGTGAACAGCACCATAAAGTCCGCAAAAGGTGGCAACCAGGATATCATGCCGCTGATCGACAGTATTGCCAGGCAGACCTTGCAGACCTTCTCCGCAGCAAAAAAGAACATTCTGGGCAATATTCTGTATGAAGATGCAATGGATACTACCCGTGATATCTCGGAATACATTCAGAGTGTTACAGAGGAAGGCGATCTCGTTGACCTTGATGCGGATTCCGCAGAGAACCTCAAGAACACGCTGCGCATTTGGGTGGATGGCAAACCGGTTACTCTGCACATGAGTGAAGCAATGGCCGATGGGTTTAGACCCATTGAGCAATCCAATTCCTTTGGAATGAAAGCATTGCGCTCCATCAATAGCACATTCAAAAAGCTGGTTACCCAGTGGAACCCGGTGTTCATTGTTCGCAACTTCATCCGCGATGCGCAGTCCGCTTTGTATTTCACCCATTACAGCAACGCCACATTCATTAAGAATTATGGTAAGGCTGTAAAAGAAATCGCGACAAACGGGAAGTACTGGCAGCTGTACCAGGCAATGGGCGGTAAGGGAACAACCTACTACGACCCAAAGACTGGCCTTGCGGATCGCCGCCATTTCAAAAATGCTACGGCAGATAAACTCCTTGGCGGTTTGAATAAGGCTATTGATATACTGTCCTTCGCCAATGAGGCAGTCGAACAGTACCCTCGTCTTGCAGAGTTCATCAGCACAATGGAGGCAACCGGAGATGTGCAGCAGGCGCTTTACAATGCGGCTGACATTACCACCAACTTTGGCCGCGGCGGCTTTGCAGCCCGCAAACTGAATGCATCTCTGGTGCCGTTCTTCAACCCCGGAATGCAGGGCCTTTCCAAGAACATTCGCAATGTCATTGACCGGCGCGGCTGGAAAGAGATTGGACAGCTGGTCTCCCGGTTGCTTATCAATGGTGTTGCACCCGGCATCATTATGGGCCTGCTGTACGATGGGCTGAAAGAGGATGATGACTACAAGGAACTTTCCGACTACATTAAGGATAGTAACATCCTCATCAAGATCGGCGACAATAAGTTCATTAAAGTCCCGATGGGTCGTGAGCCTTCCGTTATTACGGCATTCACCAACCGTATGTGGCGCTGGTTGAAAGGCGAACCCGCAAGCAGTGCATTTGCTGGTTATCCGTCTTTCGCCATTGAGCAGATTGCGCCGAACAATCCGCTGACCAATAACATCTTCGCTGGTATTACTGCAATGAGCACCAATAAGACTTGGTACGGCGGGGACATCGTTTCCAGCTACATGGAGGAAAAGCCGGACTATCTGCAGTACGATGAAAGCACCGATGCGTTTTCTATCTGGCTGGGCGAGATCACCCGCCACGGGAAGAATGGCATCGAGGGGCTTTCGCCGAAGAAAGTCAATTACTTGATTGACCAGTATTCCGGCTTTATCGGTGACTGGGTGCTCCCGGCGCTTTCCAAAAAGGCGGATGTTCCTGCGGTGGTAAAGGCATTTGTTGTAGATAGCGTCCGGCAGAACCGGCTGGGCAGCGACTTCTACGATGCACTGGACGAAGCCAAACAGGTAAAGGATACCGAGATGGCAACTGCAGCTGATGATGCGACCTATTCCTACCTGTATAAGCAGAGCAAGGCTGCATCCGAAATCACGAAGCAGCTCAAGGAAATCTACAACAGCGGCGAAAAGACCCGCAAGGAGAAGATGAGCGAGGCTCGTGACCTGCTGGAATTACGAAACGAGATTTATAGAAAAGCCCTTTTGACCGTCGGCACCTACGAGGAAACCGCAAAGAGCATCGGAAGCGCAGACAGCGATGTGGTGAAGCGCGAAGCAAACCGCAAGGCGTTCGGCGCGGAATATGCGCTAAAGAACTACAACAAGGATGTCGGAGAGAAAGCTGCAGAATATGTGGCGCATGGAGTTACCTATGACCAGTACTATGCCGCATACTTTGCTGCCCGCGGCATCACCGGCGACAAGGACGAGAACGGTAAGACGATTACCAACTCTGCCAGCCGGAAAAAGAAAGATGCCATCGACAAGGCTGTGCCAAACGCAACCACAAAGCAAAAGCACCTTTTGTACGAAGCGATTGGCGTTTCAGAAAAAGTGTGGTAAAATTATTGCAGTTTTACAATGATTCCAAAAGCGCGCTGGAAAAAAAGTATGGAGTTCGCTTTTGGTTCATTACCCTGCACCAAACCGCCATAAGGCGAACACTTGGAATCGTCAGATTCAACACAGGAGCCCCCCTGCCCGGGGGCTTCTTGTGTTATCTGGCGATTTTCTCTATCTTCGGCTTCCTGCATGGCCTTGTCTACATCATTAACGGTGATCTTGCTGCCGTCTCCATCAAAGTTGTAGCAAATAACAACCCGATCATCGTAGACAAATACAGAGTTGATGAAGGTATCTACTATGCGCTGCATATAATTTATATCCGTCCGGTCGCCCTCGGGAACCTTTGAGAGGAAGTACATGATCTTTTTTTCGTCAAATTTCTCCTGCACCAGCTCCTGCTCTGCAATGGCAAACTTGATGTTCTCCAGTTCTTCCTCTCGATCTCTTACTCTCGCCGCAATGGTGGGGGATGCAGCGCCTGCTTCGAGTGCGGCGACAAGATTACCGATTGCTTTCTCGCACTCTCTCCTGCGCGATTTTAACCCGTCCAGGATCGCTGTATCTTTCTGCCTTTGCTGCCACGCACAAAGGTCTGCGGCGATTGACTGGATATTTTCTTTGTGCAGCGCTACATCGAGGGTTGTGTCAATAACTAGCCGCTCTAAGAAGTCTTTCCTTACCGGCTTCTTCTGGCAGGCTTTGCTTTTATCCCGGCTGTTCTTGTGATGGACGCAACCATAGTAATAATGCTTTGCCCCGGTCTTGCTTGTTCCGCTCTCTCCTGCCATCGGGCCGCCGCATTGGCCGCAGAAGCACTTTGTGGTAAGGATGAACGGTTCGGCAGCTTTTGCTCTTGCCGGTGCGTGTTTATTCTTTCCCAATTTAATCTGCACCCTTTCGTATAAGTCTTTCGGGACGATCTGTGGCATTCCGCCCTCTACTCTGATATCGGCGTAGATATATACCCCGGTATACCTTTCGTTACGCAGGATGGAATACATGGACGAGCGTGTGAGGGGCTTTCCCTTGTGGGACCGGATTCCCTTTTTGTTCAAGTCGTCCATGATGTGCGTTAGCAATTCTCCGCCATCGTAGCGCTGGAAAATCTCTAAAACGGCCGCTGCGTTGATCGGGTCGGTATAAAAGCGCTTGTCCTCACCGGCCTTGTAACCAAATGGGATTGCCCCACTGGTGATCTGGCACTTCCGGGCGCTCTCCAGCAGGCCGCGGCGTACATTCTCGGCATTCGTTGCGGAATAAAACTCTGCCATGCCCATCAGCATTGCCTTTTGCATTCCGCCTAATGGCCCATCCGCTACCGGCTCGGTGCAGGAAATCAGCGACACACCATTGCGCTTTATCCGCATTTCATTCAGCACCATATCCTCCATGTTGCGGCCGAAACGGTCGCTTTTCCACACGAGGACGGCATCAAACAGGCCCTTTTCGCTGTCCTTTATCATCTGCCGGAACGCTTCCCGGTCATCGTTGGTGCCGGTCTTGTGCTTATCGGCATATGTCTGAATAATCCGGTAATCGTGCTGTTCCGCATATTCCTGGCACACCCGGAGCTGCCCCTCTATGGATTGATCTGTTTGTCTGCTGCCGGGGGAGTACCGCGCATAGATGCATACGGTGCGCACCGGCCGCAGGTCATATCTTTTTTTCGCCATTGTTTTCTCCTATTTGACCGATCAATTAGATTTCTCCCTTTTTGCAACGAGAGGAGGAAGATTCATCTGTACTTTCCGATTATGTCACGAATGTCATCAATTGTTTTTCTGGTAGTTCCGTTCTAATTCCTCCCAGTCAGCAGCTGTTAGATACTTCCTGTATCCAAGCAGTCGATTCACCTCTCCTTCGAGTTTATCAATTCGATCGTTCAAGTCGTCAATAATCTCATTCTTCTTCTCCGTTACTGATTCTTGCACTTCTATTTGCGTTTTCAACGCAGTGATGGACCTTTGAAGATTTGAAGCATTATCGCGAGCGGCAGAAAGCTGGGTGGCTTGCCATACACATACTGCAGATACAACTGCCAGCAAAATGATAAACACATAGATTGAAACCGACTTTTTCTTCACGCTTTTGACGGTACCTGCCTTTTCGCTTTCCTGCTGTTCTCCTTTCGATTGCTTCGCTTTGCCCTCTTGTTTATCTGACCCTATCTTTACCGGTATAACCTTTACTTTTCTGGTTTCAATTCCATGTTTGGGTTTCTCCTCTGCAGCTTTTGTTTCCGATCTGGCATCAGTAGGGCTAATTGGGTCTGCGGTGTAATTATCTGGGTCAGTCCCTGTAAATAGGTGCTTTCTGTGCATAAAGTATATGATATTTGGCAGTGACCATGCTAATGCGGTAATCAAGAAACAGACGCCAGACACTGCAAGTCTTGTGCCTAAGTCCGCCATAATTACACCACCATAGGCATTCACCCCTGCCGAAATAGGCGCTATAGCAAACAACGCAATTATGTACTTGAAACGAGAAGCACAGAAGCTGCCGACTGCAGTGTACGCCAGAACGGTAAGAAATGAGTTGACGAGGCACAATGCTATGCAGATCACGGTATATGCAGGAAATGCACTAAACACGGTAGCGAACCATATGAGTGTGAGCCAAATAAAAGAAAGACTAATAGCAGCCCCAATCAGCCAAAGTATTTTGCAAACCTTTAGCCACTTCATTCCTAAATCTTTTTGCATTTTCTCTCCTCCTATTATTAACCGCCCTCGTTGCCGGGGGCGGTATTTTGATTAGAAATTATCCATTGTATAGTCAACCCATTTGTTTATCAAGGTATTGATATCCACAAGGCCAGAATGTGAGATGGCATCAAAGATGCACTCTCCACAAAAGTATGTATCTTCCCCGGTTCCGAGTATGTCCCCGAAGTGATGAAGGCCACTATAAGCATTGCATGTGTAGCATTGCGGCACATCGTCACGGCAGAACTCGCAATATGTTGGGTTCTTGCTTATCATCGCTTCAAGAGGATACCGGCTCCCGCAGTATTCGCACAGGAATGTTCTTTTGTCTAAGCAGTCTTTGCATAGATACTCGTCATTATATCCAACATCAGTAAGATCATCTATGCCTGTAATTCTGCCGCAGATTGTGCAGGGGGCGAAGTCCTCTCCGTGATCCGCTGGCCGACTACCACAGCTACATAATAATAGAAGCGCGGCCAAAACAATAAATAGCTTTTTCATTTTGCCCCATCTCCTCTATCAGTCCTTTTTATTGGACACCCTGTGGTGTACTATTATATTTGTAACGAACATATGTTTTATGCACAAAGAAATAGAAATAAAATCCACAAAACCGTCAATAGATTTTGGCAAATAAAGGGAGTATGATTAAGGTACGACATAATAACACTACGCCGTGACGGAATCGTGCGTAAACGACATAAAGGAGAAGAGTAATGAAGGAACTAACAAAGGAGGAGACCCGTTTCATCGAACTGATGCGGCAGCACCCGGAGAATGTCACTTTTGCTCGCCGTGTTCTAATGCAAGCAGTGCCAGGCGCCGAGCATCGTCCCCAGCCTGACGAAACAAATCCAGCATAACCTTTTCCTCGTCAGACAGCTCACCTTCGGTGGGCTGTTTTTCTTTGCCCAAAAGCTCATCTACGGTGATGCCGAAGTACTCAGCGATTTTTGCAAGAGTAATACCGTCCGGCGTTGCCCCTGTCTTTTTCCATTTTGTTGTTATGGAGTTGCTAAACCCCATATCGATGGCAGCTCTTGTTGGGGTAGTTTTCTTATTTTCACACAAAGCCTTGAAACGATCATAAAACATATACAAAACTAACCTCCGTTATTTGTGCAAAACAAAGAAACTTCCTTAAGTTAGAAATCTGTCTTGACAAAATAACCAAAGTTAGTTACAATACAGATAGAGGGAATAACTTTGGTTATTTCCTCGCCACTTGGAAGTATGTAATGCGTGATATTCTTAGCACCTTTATTATGCAGCGCAAACTAACCAAAGTCAACTACTTAGTTAAAGGAGCGTGAAAATTCGGATGCCTGCACAATGGACGGGTAAGCTAATCGGCGAAATACACAACGCCGGTTTTACCATCAAAGAAGTGGCTCGGCGGGCGAACCTGCATGACAAGTATGTAAGCCAGGTCTTGAACGCTGACCGAGAGGCGCCCTCTGCGGAAGCAAAACTTCGCAAGGCGCTGGCCGAACTTATTAAGGAAAGGGAGGGGGAGAAATGCCAAAGGAACAACCCATGAAGGTAATAACAGTAGGCACCATAAATATTTCCAAAATGCCGCAGAGCAAAAGGGATTTCCTTTGTGCCTGGTTGATGGAAGCAATGGAGCGCTTCTATTCCGATCCTGCCAATATGGCTGGTTTTTTGGAATGGGAAGCGAACTTGGAAAAAGAGAAGGAGGAACAACATGGAAGCAACAACCAACACCTTTATCCGGTGGTTTAACTCGGATGAGATCGTACCCAGCAAGGACGGCCTTTACCTGTGCCAGACAAATCCGGGAAGATACGCTACCTTGCCATTCAGCACAAAGCATCAGATGTTCAATGTCAGCATAGATAATGTGGATTGCGCTATCGAAGTCCAGTGGTGGGCATTCCTGCCGGAGCTTCCGCAAAAGGAGGTACAGGAAGATGAGTAAAAAGGAGTGGCTGCAGGAAGCCTTGGCCGTAGTCCTCGGAATGGGAGCCATCTTCGCAGTAGCGGCTATCCTGCTGCTGGTGAGGTAAGGCTATGGAGCAGAACGAGAGGATAGCAGTTATCCGGGAGAAGTTCCCCGGTTACACCAAGCCGCTGGACAGTATGTGCAAGAAGCCGGGCTATTACGGAATTCGGCGGACTTCCGAAGCGGAAGCGCTGATAGCGGACAAGCCCGGCAGGAAGCGGGAAGCAAACTATAAGCTGTCTGTGCGTATTCCTTTGGGTTATGTGAATATGGCGGAGTTCCGTCAGCAGCTTATCGAAATGGGTTACTGTAATTTTACGGCATGGGTTCTGCGCTGTATCCGCCGCCAGCAGGAGGAGTACAAAAAAAGAAAGGCCCCCGTCAGAGACGGAGACCCAACCACCACCACAAATATACACGATAAGGGGGGGGATGTCAAGTGATCGTCTACAAGGGAACCGACAAGGACATGAAATGCCGAGGCTTCCAATTCGATCTTGGCAAAGAATATGTGGAGGAGGAAGCGAAACTGTGCGACAAAGGTTTCCATGGATGCGAGTACCCGCTGGATGTGTTCACCCATTACGCCCCGGCCGACAGTCGGTTTTTCGTGGCTGACCTCGATGGCGTGACGGACGAAGAAGAAGAAGGTGACAGCAAGCGAGCCGGAACGAAAATAAAGCTCCGGGCGGAAATCGGTATCGCTGGTATTGTAAAGGCTGCGGTTGAGTACATAAAAGAAAAAGCAGAGAGCAGCAAAAATCAGACCGGCAACTGGAGCGCAGCCACCAACACCGGCGACTATAGCGCAGCCACCAACACCGGTAACCGTAGCGCAGCCACCAACACCGGCTACTGTAGCGCAGCCACCAACACCGGCGACTATAGCGCAGCCACCAACACCGGCAACTGGAGTGCAGCCACCAACACCGGCGACTGGAGCGCAGCCACCAACACCGGCAACTGGAGCGCAGCCACCAACACCGGTAACCGTAGCGCAGCCACCAACACCGGCTACTGTAGCGCAGCCACCAACACCGGCAACTGGAGTGCAGCCACCAACACCGGCGACTGGAGCGCAGCCACCAACACCGGCAA